CTTGGGATCTATTTATGGCATCTAGCTCGGACAATATGGACGCGCGTTATGGCATTTCAGATGATGACGACATTATGGCGATGAATGCCGCAGAAAAAAAAGTTGCGACTGCTGCCGGTACAACTCTGACCATACCTGATACTGGTGTGGAGCTTGAAGAGAAGCCCTGCATGAAGGGACTCAAAAGCTGGATTTTAGAAACTTTGCAGTCTTTCGGTTTAAAGAAAGCTGACATGAAAGAGGACGATACAACACAGATGGCAACGAATAACGATACGAAAAAGCCAAAGGTTGATGCGCTTATCGCTTCCAAGCTAACTCAGTTTAGTGAAGCGAACCGCGAGTGGTTAACATCTCTTACTGAAGAGCAGCTAACATCTCTTGAACCGGTAGCGCCTGCAATCGAGGAACAGGTAGCCCCAGCGGCTAATGTGGCAGCTCAGATCGCTGCACCGGCTGCACAGGCGCAAGAAGTTGTAATCAATAAGGCGCAGATTCTCGCTGCACTTGGAATTGATGAAACGCTTCTGGCTTCAGTGAAGACGATTAACGAGAATGCAAAAGCAGCTCGTGCAACTAAGATTGCGGATATCAAAGCGAACGCAAAGAATCCTTATAGTGATTCAGAACTGGCCTCCTTCAGCGATGCGACTCTCGACAAGACTTACGAAATGCTGAATCCAGCAAGTCCTTTCAGGGTAACACCGGGAATTGCACGTGTGGATAACAGTGACGGTGCTCCGGAGCCTCCAGCAATTCTTCTGGCAAAGCCGGGAGTAGCTGGCAAAGATTTTGCAGTACAAACTGTACGCAATCAGAGACTGGGGATTAACTAATTATGGCAAACAACACAATCATTCTTAGGGGTGATGCTTACACAAGCCGCGAAGATCGCTGCAACGAAGCAATTACTCCGGGTCATTTGATCGAATTTAACGCAAACGACCGCGTGCAGAAGCACTCTACTTCTAACGGCAAAGCGGCTGCAATGTTCGCACTGGAAGCTTCCTATGTAGGTGGCGGATCAACTACTGCATATATTTCTGGTGACCGTGTGCCTTATGCAGACTGCTCACCGGGTACGATTGTCTGGGCTCACTTGGCTTCAGGTCAGAACGTAGCTCGCGGTGATTATCTCAGCTCTAACGGAGCAGGTGCTCTGGCGGCATATGGCGGATCAGCTCCTCCAATTTGTCAGGCGGATGAGGATGCAAATGCAAGTGCTGGAATTGCAGCAGGTGGGACTCTGCGTTTCCGTGCGAGGGTGGTATAAAACTTTATGGATAAAGCTCTAGTTCAACATGCTTCGGATTTTCTTCGCAGTGGCGGCTCAGTGGCGCGTTTCTTGGCGCAGAACGGTGTCAATGCGGCTTCTTCATTGAGAACAAATGATGTTCTCCGTAAGGAAGAGTGGCAACAGCTCGACGATACACTTGTAGGTGTTGCTCGTCAGCGTTTGATCGGTATTAGCGATCTTGTAACTCGCGGTCTATCATTCAATCTTGGCGGTCTCGGCGCTGTGCTGTCACAGTACGAACAGCTCGGTGATATGTCGGCTGCGAATGTGGACTTCTCTGGTGTGACTGACGGTGAAAAGGATAGCGTATCATTCACTCTTGTTAGCGTGCCAGTGCCAATCTTCCACAAGAACTTCGCAATCGATCTTCGTAGGTTGGAAGCATCACGCGGCCCTAACAGTATCGGTGCTCCGGTAGATAGAACTCAGATCGAGACTGCAGCCCAGAAGGTTGTGGAACAGATGGAAGAAGTTCTGTTTAATGGCATGGGTACAGGTGCAAGCGGCGGATCTCTGCAGCAGGGTGCTGGTTCAACGGCTCAGGCTCAGTTGTATGGTTACACAAATCAGCCGAATATCAATACTCAGGCCGGTGGATCATGGGGTACTACAACTAATCCTACAACCGATTTGACAAATACAATCGGTGTGCTGGAAAGTAAGAATTACTTCGGTGGCCAGTACGTAACTTATGTGCCGACTACTCAGTACAACAAATTGCGTGCATTCTTCACGGACGGATCTGGTGATCAGGTGTTTGATCGTGTGAAAAGAATTCAGGGTATCGAGGATGTACGTCCCGGTGATCGTCTGACTTCAGGTACAGCAGTTATGGTTACCATGAGACGCGACGTGGTAGACTTGGCAATTGGTCAGGAATTGACGGTTGTTGAGTGGGAATCCAAGGGCGGTATGATGCTTCACTTCAAGGTTATGTGCGCTCTTGCAGCACGCGTGAAGTCGGACGCAGCAGGCGGATCTGGTATCTGCACAATTACCGGAATCACTTAGTCAGTAGTGGTACGAATCGCGAAAGGCCACCCGAAAGGGTGGCCTTTTTCGTGTTATACTACTTCTTCGAAGTTGTCAATAAGAAAGGTTTACTGAATGGCTAAGTTGTACAGATTTCTATCCGGGTCTATTTCTAGGCCGAATGCTGCCGGTGTCATGGAGATTCACAAAGCTCCATTTGATTTTGTCCCAACAGAAAGCGAATTGGCGGCGAATAAATGGCGTATGCAATTTATCCGCGAAATCGATGAAACTTCTGGCACAGAGATACCCGCAGCTATACCCGCAAATACCCCGAAGAAAGACAATGTTTGCAATCTGAGTATTAAAGAAGCGGGGCTGTTTGTAAATACATTGGATACAGATGATGCACTCGATATCGCGATGTTCCAAGAGAATGATAATAAGCCTAAGCCGCGCAAAGCAGTTATGGCAGCTATTCAGTCTCGTCGTGATTATCTAGCCTTCGTGGCGCAACGTACAACGAAGCTTTCAGGCTCTGTTCCAGATGAGGATATAGCTCCCGGATACTCCCTATAATTTGAATGTGACACTTGAGACTGGCGCGTTTCCGCAGGACTCTGACACTACCGCATAATAGAGCCTTATGGCTCTAATTACGCCGACAGATATCCACAATGTCTTCGATACTGCGCTATCTGACACTATTCTGAATGCAATGATAGCCGGTGCCGATGCGATGGTGCAAAATGGACCGGCATTATCGACTAATCCTGTTTTAACGAGTGCTGAGTTATTTCAGGTTGAGCTGTATATTGCACTGCATTTTTTAGATCTCAGAGACCCTATAGCACTACAGGCAAAGATCGGTGATGCAATGCAGCGCTCGTTTCCAGAGTCTATAACTACAGCTTGGGGGCAAGGATTGCGTCAGACTGTATTCGGTCAAATGGCTATCTCGCTTGATAGATCTGGTTCACTTGCAAAGCTTGGTCTTGCGCGAGCGTCATATAAGGCAGCTAGAAGAGAGGATTCGTTTAAATATACGCGTAATCTGACGAAAACCGGTGCGGATTAATGGCTTCATTTGCTCGCCGAATGTGTACCCAGACTGCGACTTATTGGGCACCGCTGAATACCTACAGTAAATACGGAGATCCTGCATTTGCAGCCCCCATAGCGGTAACTGTGCGCTGGGAAGGCAAAGAGATTGAAACTATTACGACTAAAACAGGGGATCAGCAATCTCTAAAATCTATAGTCTATTCCGATTCGCAAGAGTTCGCAGTGGGTGGATTCCTGTATCTAGGGACTTCGGTTGCCGCGAATCCAAATACGGTATCTGGTGCAAATATTATTCTGGATACAGATTCGTGCATTGGAGCCTTCGGCAAAGGAACTCTATATAAGGCAGTTCTGTAATGGCATATAAGATATCATCCCCGAATTTGGATAGTGTTCTAGGCCAGCTTAAGGCTCTGGTAACCGGTATTCCTATTGCCGCAAAGCAGTCATCGAAGCTTATAGCCAAGCAGATTCTGGAGGACAGCTTAACACTCTCGCCATTTGTACCTGAGGATAGCGGTGCTTTGCGTAGTACAGGACGCGTAGAGCCTGTGCAAGAAGGTTACGCCGTAGTTTATGGTGGAATGGCCTCTGACGGTACCTATGTAGACTATGCCGGGTATGTTCATGACAATCTTCCATCAAATATACCAAATAAGAACTATACAACTCCGGGCTCTGGTCCAAAGTTTGTAGAGATGCATTTTATCCATAGATCCGAAGAAGCACCTAAGAAGATATCCGGTGTGTTGCAAGAATTGGCTGATGATATTGAGACCTTTAATAGACAAGGTGATGAACTATAATGCAGACAGCTTATTCGCAACTTATACTACAGGCACATCCAGATCTTTATTGGATTTTAAATGAGCCCACCGGGGCATCGACTGCCATAGATTCTAGCGGGAATGCTCTAAATGGGACGTATTTGTCTGGTTCGGCTTCCTCAATCGTAGGTCCATTGACATCTGGAGAGACCGCAGCTTTTTTCAATGGGTCTTCTCATATCAGCAACGCCTCCATTACAGGGCGTAATATAACAGCAGATTCTTTCTCTTTAGAGGCTTGGGTGAAGTGCGGCACCGCTGTAGCTCTTGTGGGACTAATAGACGATGTTACCGGCGATACTCTTGATCTCATAGTCGATAGTATTGGAAGAGTCCGCTTAAATCAAAACGGTGGAACTGCTGCATTAGGGTCTTCGGCTCTAAATAGCGCGGTCTATACTCATATCGCTCTGGTTGTATCCAGCGGCACTCCTTATATATACAAGAATGGCGTAGATATAACTATCTCAATTAACCCTGTCACAGGCATAGCTATAACAAGTATGTTTGCCGGGTTGGATAAATTTACCTTATCTGAGGGTTTTACTGGTGATATGTCCAATCTCGCGGTATATAACTCAATACTTAGTCCGGCTACGATTCTAGCTCATTACAACGCGGCTTTTTCTGATTACTATCTCGGGACATTGAATATCTCAGGAGTTTGGAAGAATGGCTATGTAGGCGTTAATGGCGTGAATCTATCAGATCATGCTCGCGAGATAGCTCTAGATACTCTCGTAGTCGAGCTGCCTAGCAATACGCACGGAGATAAAGGTGAGAGACCTATTAACGGACTTACATCATGGGTAATCAATGTTTCATTTTTCCAAGATTTTGCAGCTGGTAAAGTGGATGACACACTACGATCTTTGTATGGATGTGGCGCTGTGCCGTTTTCAATTGAAGTTGGATGCGATGGATTCAATGGAGTGTCGTTGATCAATCCTCGTTATAGCGGGCAGGCTATTCTCGATGAATATAAAACTCTTGAAGGTGCTCACGGCACTAATTTAGGTACAACTGCGAAATTTGTGGTGGCATCTGGCTTGACTAGGAGGACATTCTAATGGCAACTCCTCCGGATATGGCGAGTGATATTGCGGATTATCTGAATACATTAGGGTATACCGACCCAGTGAGTTCTGAAATATTAGCCCCGCTACCGATAAATCAATATGCAGTTATTACATACGCAGGGAAGAATGTTAAGACTCATGGCGGCACTAGATCGGGTGGCGCA